CTCCGCTGGTAGCTTCCGGCTCACTAAAAATCGCTTAGGCTTTCCATCAACCTCTACTACCGCCCAACCTCGCCATAGAATAGCTAGTATAGTATTTTTGATTGTAACTTCTCTCTTTGTTGCTAGATTGTAATTCCTTGCTTCAACCAACACTCGTAATATTGTATCTATAAACACAAGAATAACTGTTGTGAATATAGCTAATGATATGCGTATCGCTTCACTCACATTGAATACCTCGTTAAATATTGGAATAAAGATTTCTATCATACTAATCTCCCTGTCTTGATATTTTAAACCAAGTTCGATTTCTCCCTGTTTCTCTAGATTTATCAAATATTCTCCAACCCTCACTTGTTATTGATAAGGTAGCGCCGACTCCTTTTTTGTAGCTATATACAATTGTTGTATTTAAACCACTTGGTATTGTGAAAGTATCTGTTGTTGTATTTGTGGTATTAAATTCAACCAAATATCTACCTTTTGGTAGCCATACAGTAAATCGTTGTTCAAAGTTACTGTAATCATGTTCATAATATATTGGTTCGAATAATATAGGGTTTTGTTGCACATAATATTTAGTATTATCGATAATAACATATATATTGTTATTGGATGGTTTTTCTGTAGACAATCTAGCATAGTAGGGTTTATCGCTCATCGCAACTTTTAAATATTTACTATTCCCTATATCACGGATCTCATCGGTCATATTAAATGAACCTGTACTAGCACCACTTATTGTAATATTAGCCATTTACACCCACCTCAATCGTACCTTTGTTACTCCACAATTGAACACGGCTATTCAATGATGTTTGTACTCTCCCCCAAGAACCCCATTTATCAGCCATGAAAGTACGATGATAGGTTTCACCATTTAATGTGTGCAATGTGTGGTCGATTAATTTACCATTGCCAAAATTAAATACAATCAACATACCTTGCTTATGCGAACGTGGTGGATTATTAGCACCGCCATTGAAATTGATTTCGTAGCACCCTTGCGTTGTAAGTGTATTCCAATCTGTTACAGTATCCAATTTAGAGTACGGAAAACCAAATGAACCAGCCTCATCCTTTTTAACAAATGTTTCATCGGCTTTGGCTTTACTATAAATAGCCGTTCCATAATGCTTAGTGGTTAATACTGTGCTACTATCTGTGCCGTCATAGTGTTTTAAGATTGTACCTGTCAAATATACAGGAACGCTAGGATCTCCCAATTCCACCGCATCAGATGTAGATACTTTACCAATACGCACACCATGTCCATCTGTCTTTTTCCCCTCTAGCAAAATGTTATTGTTGAGTACAATCGCACCGCTTACATTACCGCCTGTGAGTTTTAAATAATCCAGGCTTGCCAATCGAGCCGTATTGATTGAGTTTTGATAATCTCTGTTTGGATCACCTACATAAATATCTACTTGATGCCGTTTACTAGGCTTTTCTGTTAACACCGCAAAATAGAATTTGCCATTACAGTATGCTATATCTTCAATTTCAGTAGTTCTGTTAATCTCAATGATTTGTTTAACTGTTCCGAATGGTGTACATTCTACCAAACTACCGAGCGTTGCACTCATGATGCATCCGTTAAGCATTAACGCACCATTGTTGTTAAAGTCATCGTATTGGTAGTCAATTTGATACGTTTTCATTTTTTGGAAATCATCGTTGTACAAGTTGACTTCACGCAATCGTTGTTGACCGCTGATAGGTACAATGCTCACATAAGTTCGTGTGATAGGATCATATCCGATATTAAATACACGCTCATTCAATGTGATGGTCTTTTCAAATGTCATTGTATCTGCATTAAATACAGATAGGTTATTACCATTCTTCAAACCGTTAGCAAGATAAATTTTGTTCGTATATTTGTTGTAGCACATAGTGTTACAATGGCCCATTTTGTCAGGGTCGCTAAACTTATATGTACCTACGATTTCGAATGTATCTGGATTGAGTTCATACAAGTTTTGTTTTGTACCATCACCATTGATACATGCCAGTACAAACACATTCTTTTTCTCGTTGTATGTAAACCCTTGACATTGGTTAACCTCATCACCATATTGGATGTTTTTAACAAAGGCGATGTTGGATGCACCTTTTAACATTGGTGTTTCGGTAGGATAGAATGGCTTGATGTTGCTGTATGTACCCATATCCATAACACTATCAACAGTATCAAACGAAACATGTTCATTCACTTTGTAGATGCCATTAGGGATTAACAGTATCTTATTTTTAAGATTATCATTAGCACGTTTGAATGCTGCGGTATCATCAGCTACACCATCGCCAACTGCCCCAAAGTCTTTAACAGATACGATGCCGTATAGGCTATCTTTAGGAATAAACTTTGTATCGGCTTCTGTCTTGGTAATCAAACCACCGCCATTAGGCAAGGCGATTTGTTCCGCTTTACTTGCTGCGACTTCTGCACGTTTCGCCGCATCTGTTGCTTTAATTGCGTTACTTGCGATTGATGTTTGTTTATTATCAATGTCGGTTTTTAACGTGCGTGCTTGGCTCACCAAATCATTAATATCACGCTTATCAACTGTGGTTTGTCCTGCATATGCTTTTGCATCTGCTACTAGCTTTTCTGCTTTCGTTACATTAGCACTCGATGTATTAAGTGCGGTATTGCTAGTTGCTAATTTATCATCAACTGTACGGCTTAATTCTGTGATTTCACCGCCTAGCGTTTTTATCGTTTCTGCATTAGCATTGATAGCATCACTTTCGGCTTTGATTTTTGTATACGCATCAATCGCATCATTTGCTGCCTTTGTTGATGTATCTACAATTTTACGTGCAACTGTTGTTGCATCCTCATCACTACCTACACGGATTAATAAGGCTCTGTTCATCTTCTCCTGCATTTCTTGCAAAATCAATGTAACCTTATCTGTCATGTGTTCGATATTTTGGAAAGGGTACTCATCGGGTAAATCTGTATCTTGTTTAATTGGTGTTCTACGTTCAAGAATAATCTTGTGCGTATTATCTAATGGATCACCATCAGCAGGATATGTTAAAGTTTTGTTTTCCTTGTCGTAATCGATATTGCCTGTTTGTACGCTTTCTGTGCCGTCTGCATCCACCATGATTAATGCTATATCTTCAATTATGTAAAAGTCATACGGCCATATCCATTTTTTGTTAACTCCATCACATTGATAAACTACACTAGGTTTATTGACCTCTGGTATCATATTTGTTCCCCTTTCGTGAATGTATATAAATAGGACTACCCAAAAGCGGGTAGTCCTTATTTATCAATATTTATTTTGCTTTTTTTCCTTTTGTTTTTCTTTCTTAGATTTCAATCGTTTATCAAAGATAACGGAATATAGCAAATCTTCGAGCTCTGCATCTATATCCGTTAAACCGTATTTTGCAATTGTCATGACGCCATCGGTTAGTGTATTGCTTAACCCTGTCATAGAATTGGCAAATTGTAGTCCTGCACGTCCTACGTCCGTCCAATCCTTTTTACTACTATTCACAGCAGTAAATATATCATCGATTTTATCGATTACCGCATAGGATAACGGCGATGTTCCACGATTGTATACCTTTTCGCCTAACATTCTATTCATAGCTTGTGTGATACCCTCACGCACGAACGGTACGCCCATGACGCTTTGATTTACAAATTCTTTAGTTAATGACTTAGCTACTTTTGTAGGGTCATCGTCATCATCGCTACCAAAGAGATTATTATATATAACCATGATTACAGCTTGCATAAATAGGTCATAGAAGATTACACGAGCGAATTTCTTGAAATCCCCTCTATCTTTAAATGCATAGAATCCGTCAAGTTGCATATTCCATAGTGTGCCAGCATACGTGTAGAACGTAGTCGCAAAATTAGCGATAGTCCCCTTGTTACGTTGTATGCCTGCTTGGTCTTTAATATCACCACTACCAAATATATCAATGATAGCCTTATCAGCTAGTTCAATTGCTCGTTGGTCTGCCCACTCTAAAGATATACCCTCTTTTTGTACAAGTTTAGAATATTCCACATCGTATACATCTTTCCAAATCGGAACAGAAAGCATTAGATCCGTTTCAGAAAGTAGACTGTAACCCCAACTATTAATAGCATCACGGGCCTCGCCTAATGGTTCCATGGTGTAACCGCCTACAGATTTACCATCAATCGTAAATCCTTTACCGCCGATTTCTAAACCTCTACGCATATCCTTATCAAGTGTTTGTGCACGCTCACGGAGCATTACGGATTTTCCTAATACGAATTCATAAGTTTCGTTATACCGTCCAGAACCTCGGCCATATACGCCTACACCTGCACGATATAACGCACGCATTACTCTTGCTGCGCCTAATTGTTCCATAGCCACAGGAATATTCGCCACGTTTTGGATAGCTACACTTACCTTGCCTGCCATAACAGCAGATGAGATATTACGCTTAATCATTTGCATCATATTGTCAAATTCGGTTAACCGAGATACTTCCGTTGTCCATTGGTCTCGTACCCATTGGCGCAAGTATTGGTACTCACTAGCACCGAGTTTATTTGTAATATAGTCCGCAAATTCTTTACGATTAATTAACGTATTTACATCCGTAACCGCCTCACGCATCGTAATGTGATTGATGCTTTCTGTAATTGCACGAGGTATTACATCTAAAGACAATAACAATTGTTTATCTTTCACCTTATCAAGACGTGATTTAGTAGCACTCATGCCATAACCAAAGGTAGCATTACTACTCATGAATGATTGTGCTATATCTTCCATTTCATGATTAGAAGATTTACCGCTGGTCTTAGGGTCGTACATTATAGGGTAATATTGCCCCTCTATGGTACGTCCGCCGATTCTAAATGTAATTCCTTCTTCTTTCTTTAATGGATTACCTGTCATGCGTTCTTGTACTGCACTACGTTCTGGAAAAAATGAGTTGATTTGCTCCCATTCACGGATAATAAATTCCCAGTCTCTATCATCGAGTACGTCTTGGAATAGTCGTTCTATTTCAACCTCATTGGCTTTTACGGTCTCTATAGCACGTTGTCTATTACGTTCTGTCCCCCAATTCAAGGCTAGGGCCATAACTTGCTCTTTAGTGAGGTTTCTTGCGTCCCCTACTTGATAGCCTCGTTCGTTACGGATTTTATAGAGTTCCTTACGAGAATATAATGCTACGTTTTTAGCTAGGCGCATCGTTTCACTTTCAAGACGTTCGTTGAAATGTTGCCGTGCACGGTTAATAGTATCGTAGATATACATTTCAGCAGGGCCACCCTTGCCACCATCTAAACGGCGCAAGATGGTTTTGATTTGTTGTAACGATTCAACGAAGTTAGCCATCTTATTGAATATAGCGTTTTTAGTAGTCTTGCTATTTTCAATGTTGAAAGTGCTTTCTTCTACTTCGCCAAATGTTTCAATAGCCTTATCAAGGATATCACGTTCTACATAATCAATAGATAAAGGATTGCCGTTTTCGGTTAAAAAGCTATTATGCTCATATTCCCTACGTCCGTTTTGATACATGCCAGTCATTAATTCTTCGAGCATGTTCAATTCATTAACAGTTAAGGTAGCGAATGTACGAGGTGATTTAGCATTAAAAATACCGCTTACAGTATCATCCATACTAATTAATGTATTGAATCCTGCTATACCTGCGTCTGGGTCAAGTCGATTAGTAATAACCGTTTCATCAAATCCATCTGTAGGTATCAATCCGTCACGCTTAATCAACCCCATTTGGTACATCATATGAGTATAGAAGTACCGCAATTGAGGGTCTAGCATTACAGGGTTTTTCGCACGAGTAATGCGTGCATTTTGTTCTAACAATTTAGTACGTAATTTCTTGATACGTTGTTGATTTTCAAATGCCACTCTAGCCCTTGCTTGATTCATCATTTGAGATTGTTTATGCTCTAATGCTTCCTCTACCTTATTAACGGCTAATGCTCTATCTGCATTCTTACCATCTCTGATTGCTTGATTTTGGTATTTCTTATATTGGCTCGCTTGTGCCAATGTCAAATCACCTAATTCAGCACGGGCCTTATTCATGTATTTAGGAATAGTGCCAAATCCACCATCACGAATTGCACGAACCGCATTAATGCGTTCTTGTAACTGTGCTTTCAATTTCTCTATTTTATCTTCGGCTTTGTCGAGTTCCTTAGAAGTAGAGTTCAATTCTTTAGCTACTTTTGCATTATCCTGTTTGATTTGTTCCGCTTTAGTAATTGCCTTTTCAATCGGTGCTAGTTCCGCATCAAGATTTTCTCTATTAGGGTCTAACCGCTGCAATTTATCCAATAGTTGCCAATTGTTAGCCAAATCCTTATTAGTATATTGCTTAATAAGTTTAGCCTCTTCTTCTGTAAGTGCCATTTGACCTTGGTTAGATAATAGCATTTCTTCCGCTATTTGCTCATTGGATTTTCCGATATTGTTGACCTCAACAAATTCGGATCTTGCGTGTTCCATCTCTTGCTTAATAGCATCTTCAAAGGTGGCCCCTGTTTCTTCTATTTCTGCTTTCTTTAGGTTTTCGATGTTGCCGTATTGAGTATTAACCAACGCTGCATCACCAATTGCAAGATATCGTTGGTGCTCTTTATAGATAGGATATTCTTCGATTAAATGCTTTTCGATTGCAACCTGTACATTGTCTTTTACTTCTTCCCATTCTTTAATAGGTCGATTGTCTAACTCTTTCATGTACTTACGCATTACACGTTCTTTAGCTTTTTCTTTAATGTCAGCAATGTACCCTTGCACTCGTGCCTGTTCGGTTTCACTCAACTGTTGATACAATTTTGTATTTTCAAATTGCTCTAACGCTTGCTCGCGTGCGTAGTTTTCAATGTCATCTTGCGTTGCTATCATGCGTGCCATTATGTCTTTAATGTCAGATGGTACTTCACCGCCCAATCGTTGAACACTACGATAAATACGAGTTAGCCATTTAGAGAATTGACGGAATACACGTTGTAGTCCTTTTGTTGGTGCTTCACCACTTCGTAAGTAGCTTTCCCAACCTCGTGCGAATTTCTCATGTGCTTTGGTATTGTCTACATTATCGCCATCAACCCAACCGCTCCACTCTTTGAGTGTGTTCCAATCATCAAGTAATTGTTTAGGTGCATTGTCCATTGATGCCAATTTTTGAATATCATCAAAGAATACATGGCCAATTTCATGTAAGAATGTACTTCTATCAGCTGTCTTGAAAATGCTGATAATGCGTTCACCATCGCTCATGATTTCTGTCATGCCATTAACAGATTGGTTATATTTTTCAATAACTTTGATTGCTTTATCATCGAACACTACAAAGCAAATTCCATCTTGTTCGCCTTTGTATGTTATTCCTTTAACACCAAAATTACTTAATTTCCGACTGGCTGACTTATCTCCACCAAGTTCCTTAGATAGTAGTCTATAAAATTCTTTACCACTTAAATTAGAATTGTTCAACACACTACTGTTAAGTTCATTACTTATTTTGGAAACAGCTTTTTTAACGATTGGTGATTGTTTTTCTATGTTTTCTTGTTCATTTAGCAAATACTCATTTTCTGGTATATCAACTTCAAACATAGTATTCCATTGATGCGTATCAAAATGATTGTCTTTTAGTATTTGAATTGCTTGTTCTGCTCTTTTTACTTGTGCTACAACATAATCTGATTTATTATCCTTTTTGGATTTTATAAAATCAGTTAAATTTTTTATAGCTTTGGTACTTTCTCCTTCTTCTGAAAGGGTTGTAAGTGCCATTGATAAAGGATTTTCTGCATCGATAATTGATTTTGTTTTGTTGTCATACCACTCTATATCATCATTTAATCTATATTTGGTATCTCCACTTATAATTTCAACACTATCAATTCCAAGTACATCTTTATAAGCCTGTGCTACTTCTCTGTTTTTTGCAAAATACAAACCCCATCCATGTGCTTGATTACCCTCACCAGTACCAATAGCACCTAAATCAAATGTGTCAAAATCATGTGGTGAACCATGCCATGCGGATTGATAATATTGATAATTATGTTTCTTTCGGAGCTTGTCTAAATCATTTTCGTTTGGTATACTATTAATAATATTAGACCAACTAACACTCATTTGTCCGCTTGATTGGACGTTATTGACTGTTAGTTGGTTTATTTTTTTTGTATTAACATATAACAAATCGCCATTATTTATCGCATTAGAGTACCATGTAGTATTAACTCTAGGAAATATACTTTTAACCCTAGTTTGATAGCTATTTCTTCCGCTTTGAACATCAAAAACCAACGGCACATGAACAAGGTTATTTTGCGTATCTCTTAATTCAACAACGGCAATAATCTCACCTTTTACCGATGCATTAGCAACAGGGTCAAAGTTTTTGAATATTGCAATCGGATTAGATAACGCACCAGGTAACTGTTTCATAACATTTAAGTCAAACTTATGTGCATGCTTAGTAGCAAATACTTTATTAAGCATTTTCGTTGTTATATAAACATCACCAGTTGTAAATTTGTAGTCAGGATCTTTAATTGTGCTAAACACTAAAGGTGCTGACATTATTTTATTTACACCTTGTTTAAGCGTTCCGTTTTGTAAATCGTTTAATATTTTTCCCCATTGAGTTATATCGGCTTGTAATTTTTGATGCATTGCCAATTGTTGTGCATACCCTTTTTGGTTTTCTAAAACTGCATCCATTTTGATACGCACGCTATCACGCAAATAATCCATAGCAGTATAACCGCCTTTTCCCATTTGTCGCATATATTGTGCCATTACATCAGCATGTTGTGCCATTAACAACGCATTAGCTTTTGCCGTTTCACGTT